CGGTAAACTTGGTACCGACCCCTCCCTTGTAAAGCCTTACACAGTCGTAGAGTGAAGTGGTGCCGCACCAGTGGCATAAAATACGCTCGGGCTGCGTACACGTGATTCCGTCGTGCGAGACTTCGCGTTCGAGACTCTTGATACGACCCTTGTTGCTGATTTGATAATACCCTTCATAATTACGAATGTCCACCCATACTTCCTGGGTGCTGCTCATTTGTTATTCTGTTCAGTGCTGTCGTGTATATTTCCGGATCTATTTCAATTCCAACGAACCGCCGCCCGGTACATTCCCGTCCGTCGTTCACATAGAGTTCGCAAAATTGCATTACCTCATCAATAAGTGACTTCAGCTCCCTGCTTCCCTGTATATTATTCATATGTCACTACATATTCTCTTTTGTTAAAAAATAGGTAGAATTTCCGTGAAAGGTTTTACGAAATCGGTCTTTGCTTGAATCAATTGCCATGTAAAATTAGAAATTAGTGTATTCGTTAATATTATATTGTTGTTTGCACTTAAAACCTAATCCACTAATACTTGCAGTATAGATTTAAGCACATGAGGACTACTGAGAAAATGGGCACTCTTTTTCACGCAAACGGTATAGCCTGCCGTTCAAACCGAATTTTTTTTTGGGGGGGCATGCAACCGGTACGGACATGTCCTTGACCGTATAGTTCGCAGCTGGAGATTTTGAAAGTTTGAATGTAATTCTATATAATATGTCCATTATTGAGCGAATAGCCGGCTACGTTCTTTCCTCTGAACGAGTCACAACCGCCACGACGGATTGCTGTTGACACTGGATGCACTCTGTAGTCATCGCATCAATCTGAGATACTTCCCAGGACTATTTGACATAGCGGGCAAGCGACCATTTTTTTAGCATTCACAACATTTCCCAAAACTATGGGCGGGTTCGTCGATAAGCCCCCTTGTTACAATCCGTACCGTTCAAACGAATGTCGTGCAGTTCCTCGCTACGCGTGGTCTTTGCCTGCTGGATGCCGTGTGCCTGCCCCTTCGATATCTGTGGAAATCCATACTTTTCTAAGACCTGACGAATGATAATTGTCGGGCTAATGATGGTTGTGTTTTCCGTATGGCGGACAAAGCGAACGATTTCGGGGGGGGGCGTTTTTCATATTACAAAACACGACGTTCATTTGTGAGTTGATGTAGCGGTGTGTCAGATGCAGCAGTGCTGTCGAACCTTTGCCCCGGAGCAGGAAACAAATGTTGCTTTACCCGCTTGGGATATGAATGCCTTAATTGCGCCGAGCAAGTGGTCGATCTTCTGCATGAGTGTCCATTTTGGACACTGGGCACGTCCTTATAATTCATTTCCGATTTTGGCGAAGGATTAGATACTGAGAGGAACGAGTGTTTTTATGTAAAAGTTCAATTGACGTAATAGGAAATTAGTTGATTTTGTGAAATTTTTATATATTTGTGAATAGCTTGGAATCAAACTTTGAACGATATGAATGATTCTATTTTCAACAATGCATTGGATGCGTTCAATGAATATTAATATATGTACGCCTAAGGCAGCGAACTATTCGATCTGCCAACGAAAGAGTTTTCTACGATGGATGAACACTATGTCTATCTGGCAAATAGAGTGAATAGCGTCGGCAGAAATGAAATAGCTACAAGAAAATTTATTGTTGAAAGTGAATCTATTAGAATTTTATAACCTTCTGGTGTTTATAGAAACTAATGCATATTTAATTGGTTGTTAATACGTTGTCTTTAAGACAAATGATGCATTATTCACAATTATGCTAATTCTTTATAATTATTTCGTATCTTGCAAAATATTAGTAAATATATCACGGGAGGTTTCATTGCTAATAAGTTTCCAGGATGAAATTGGGTTTGTTTTGAAAAAAATGTATATTTATAAAAAATAATATTAACCAAACTTAAAAACTATGGGGATGAAATTGACATTAAAAGAATTAGAATTGGCCATTCCAACCATTGATCTTCTGGAATCTCGAAAAATTGTCGGTGGATATAACGAAGATCAAAATATAGCTTTTGAGGTAAATGGAGATGATGTCGTTGTAATCGCAAGCCCAGAGCCGGATCGTGGATATGATCCGCGTGAGAATGATCCGCTGGAACAAGAGGAACATGAAATGTATCAAGGTGAAGATGGGCGTGATAATGAAATAAACACAGGAGAGCAGAATAACAACGACAGTACAAATGAACTGACAGTGCAAGTGCCAGATGGGTGGTGTGTATTAGGCTCTATTGCAGCGGCAATTCAAGCAGCCAGAGGGTGTTCTGCTGCTGCTGCAATTAAGGCTGCCGATGATGCATTTGATAAATGCGGAATAAACCCAAACCCCACCCCGGGCTCTTTAGGAATTTCTTCGCCTTCTGGCCAAGAAATGGCAAATCTCCTTGAGGCTGCTGGATTTGTCGTGACATTTGGAGTTGACGACAGCACTACAACATCACAGAATATTTCAAATCACTTTGATAACGGAGGGGCTGGTCTAGGTTATATTAGCAACGAGGGGGTTGGTCATATGGTATATCTTGAAGACTATGATTTAGAGACAAAGACATATGATTATTATGATCCTGTTTTAGGTACACATGATACTATTGGAGTACATGATTGTCAGATTATTCTATTCAAATAAGGTGAGATAATGAATGAAAATTACAAATTAATTAGATTATGAACGCTAAAAGATTATTTATTATAGCTATATTTTCCCTAATTCCCATCTGTTTGTTTTCTCAAACAACTGTTGCTCCTGATGGGAAAA